AGCACGTGATTACATTGCAGAAATACTATCAAACAATTCTACTTGGTGACGAAATCAACCGATCGGAGAGCATGTTCCTTGTATCGGTGGAACAAGATCATGCCGTGATCCAGCTTAACGGATCGGTCACGGACCGAGTTCAAATTCTGGAAATCATCAAGCAGATTGCAGTTCAAGCAAAGGAAAACACGAATGACAACACATGATGATCAAAGTGTAATGCTCGAAATCGATAAGTTGGTTCCGTGGGACAAGAACCCACGACATAACGATGAAGCAGTTGATGCGGTTGCACTTAGCATTCAGGAATTCGGATGGACCAATCCAATCCTTGCTCGATCCGAAGACATGATGGTGATTGCTGGGCATACACGACTGAAAGCAGCAAAGAAACTTGGGTTCGAAGTTGTGCCGGTTCGCTTTCTCGATGTTTCCGAAGCTGATGCACAACGAATTGCAATTGCCGATAATAAGATCGGTGAACTTGCACTTTGGAATGAAGAAGTGCTTTCCGAAGTATTGAATTCATTCGACGTTCAAGAACTCGGTGTATTAGGTTTTGATGAAGATGAGCTTGATAGACTGCTGAAAATAACAGATCCAGAACAGCAACTTGAAGAACCAAAAGATCAAATTGAAGATGTTGATCCGGAACTATTAGATCGACCAGAACCAAAGTTCACATTGATGAAAGGTGATTGTCTTCAAAGGCTGAAAGAACTTGATGATAATAGTATCGATGCAATTGTTTGTGATCCACCTTATGAGATCGGGTTCATGGGTAAAGGTTGGGACAATTCCGGAATTGCATTTTCTACCAAGCTTTGGAAAGAATGTCACCGTGTATTGAAACACGGGGGACATTTAATTGCCTTTGGTGGTACTCGAACCATTCACCGAATTACAGTTGCAATCGAAGATTCAGACTTTGAAATTCGTGATCAAATTTGTTGGATGCAATTTCAAGGCTTTCCGAAAAGCCTGAACATTTCCAAGCAGATAGATCGGATGGCAGGAGTAGAATCAATTCTTTTAGAAGAAAGAAAAACTCAAGGTATCGGAGGAAATGGGGTCTTTAATGGTCATTCTGATCATGCCACTTGGAAAATTACTAAACCAGCAACCCCAGAGGAAAAAAAATGGGATGGATGGGGAACAGGTTTGAAACCCAGCTTCGAACCATGTGTTCTTGCTCGAAAGCCAATCAAGGAAAAGTCAATTGCAGAAAATGTTCTGAAGTGGGGAACCGGTGCAATTAACATTGATGGGTGTCGATTTGCATATGGTGATGAATGTTGGGTTGGTCCTAATGATCCAACAGCTAGTCATTTAAAAATAACAGGGAGTCCATTTAGTTCACAATCAAATGACGAAGTGAGCGGTGAAATTATCGAGAATGATAAGGGCAGATGGCCAGCCAACATCTTTCAATGCCCCAAGCCAGCAAGAAGTGAAAAAGAAACGGGACTTGATGATTTAGAATACAAAACATCACCAGCAGTTGAACTCCATGGTGAAGGAACAAAAGCATTGAACTATGCAGGAGCAGGAGCAGGCGCAAAAACTCCATTTGTTAAAAACACTCACCCAACAGTTAAGCCCGAAAAGCTTATGCGATGGTTAGTTCGATTAGTAACACCGACCGGTGGAACAGTTCTTGATCCATTTCTTGGTTCAGGAACAACCGCAGTTTCAGCAATCCTTGAAGGGTTTGATGCTATCGGTTGTGAATTGACTTCGGATTATTGGCCGATCATCGAAGGGAGAACAGACCACGCAATCAAACGATGGAAACTTGAAAGGGTAATGAATGCGCAGGAGTAAGCTTACACCACAAGTTCAAAACCGAATTATCAATGCCATCAAAGCCGGTTCAACATATGAAATTGCAGCCGGTTTCGGTGGTGTTACTCGTGCGACATTATGGCTTTGGTTGAAGAAGGGACAAGATCAGAACAAAGGAATCTATCGAACATTTTTTGACGCTTTCAAAAATGCCGAAAGTCAAGCAGCAATTCGATCCCTTGCAATAATCAATCGTGAAGCACAGGATGGAAATTGGCAAGCAGCAGCATGGCTTCTTGAACGTCGCTTCGGTTATGATCGAAACAACACTGCAATCCAAGTGAACATTGAAGCCGATACAGCATTGACAAATCTCTCCGTGATGGAATTGACTGAAAGAGTTCGTGAACGTCAAAAGGCACTTTCGATTGTTGATGGACCGGTGATTGATCTCGATGATGAATGAAAAGCAAAGATTGATCAAATATTTGAAGACAACCGAACAACTTGAAGAAATTGCTTCAATTTATCCATTGGCAGTTGCTCGACTTTGGAACCCACATTGCCACCGGTGGAGCGGTGAAGGATCAAGATCAAAACGAGCAAAGGGATGCGGAAAGGAAATGATTAAGGTTGGGCACAATCTTTATCATTGCTCAACTTGCGACATTACAGAAGAACGAACTTCACAGCAAGATGCACTTCGAAACATTGCAACCGAGGCAACATTGATCAGCGGTGGAAACCGTGCTGGAAAATCTGAAGTCGGATGTCAATTTGCAATTGCAGTTGCAGCAGGAAGACGTGAATGGTTCGTTCGTCAATGGCTAGAAATCAATAATCTACCCGATGAACTTATTCCGGAAGACCCATCAAATGTTTGGGTTTCAGCATTGTCATATGGTGATGCAATCACTTATCTTCGACCGAAGCTTGAAAAGTATTGCCCACAAGGAACACAGTTCACAAGATGGAAAGCACAAGATCGAGCACAGATCACATTACCGAATGGGGGAACCATTCTTTCACTTAGTGCCGAAAGTGGAAGGGAGAAATATCAGGGTGCAGCGGTTTCATTAGTGATTCTCGACGAAGAGCACCCACGTTCAATATTTGATGAATGCATGTTGCGAACAGTTGATAATCGGGGTCGGGTTGTCTTGACGATGACTCCATTGAAGGGAATCACATGGCCGCATGAAACCTTCTTCGAAAATCCAACCAACGGGTATTCGAGTTATGCAATTTCAGGATTGGACAATCCATACATTTCGAGCGCAAAACTAGTTCGGACGATTGGTCACATGTCCGAAGAAGCAAAACGATCAAGACTGTTTGGTGAATTCGTTAATCAGCAAGGAATTGTCTATTCTGAATTCAACCGAAACACGCATGTCGTTGAAGCATTCGAAATTCCGGAAGATTGGCCCAAGTATCGTTCGATAGACTTTGGAACCAAGAACCCATTTGCTTGTCTATGGTTTGCTCTTGATCCATCGGATGATGTTCTTCATGTCTACCGTGAATATTACGCGACCGAAAGAACCACCGTTGAAAATGGGAATTTTGTTGTTGCCTTGTCAAGAGGTGAAAACTATGATTGGACAGTAGCCGATCCCGAAAGCCGTGATGGACGTTTAACTCTTGCCCGTGAATGTGGCTTCGATACCAAAGCAGCACCGAAGCACATTGGAGTGGTTGAAACGATCAATTGGGTCAAGGAAAGATTAGCACTTGATGCAAATGGAAAACCCCACTTATTAGTTCATAATAATTGCAGGAATTTGATCAAAGAATTTCGGCTCTATCGTTGGTCCGAAGGCAATGGAAAAGACAAGCCAATTAAAGCAAACGACCACGCATTGGATGCTCTAAGATACCAAGTTTCATTCCACAAACGTTTCACGATGCATCAATGATCAGAACAACAAATAACTTTGGTTCTTGGCTTCAATCAACAATGGTCCAACACGGAATAACCGTCAATCGACTTGCAACCACAATCGGCATCGATAAGCGTTACTGCACACATTGGATTCAAGGTACTGCGCATCCAAGATTGCAAAATACGGTTTTCCTTGTCATATCATTAGAGAAGCTAACCGGAATTGACCGTATTGAATTATTTGAACAATTGTGCAAAGCTGTTTTAAGTGACAGTTGAAAGGGGTCTTCAATGTCTAAATATCCAATTGCAAAACCTTCATTTTGGCAAAGAACCTTGTCACTGTTTGGTCTTCAAAGAAGCTACAACAAGGTAGTCAACAATCCAAAAGGACCAGAACATGGGGCAAGTTGGGAAAGTCCCTATGGATTACAGCAAACTTTTTCACCCGAAACTTCCATGTCAGCATATGCAGGACATGCATATACACATGCAGCGGTTTCACGTGCATCACAAGATCTTGCAAGTTTGCCTTTGAAGCTGATTCAGGGAAAAGGAACCGAAGCGGTTATCATTGACGAATCACCGGCAATCGATCTTCTTCACCAGCCGAACACATACACGGATGGCGCATTATTTCGTGAACAACTATTGACCGATTTGATGTTGACTGGAAATTGTTTCATTTTGATCGTTGGTCCATTATCAGCACCGACATCTCTTTTTAGACTGCATCCAAAGAATGTTCGGATCGTGACTTCACCAAGTGAGGGTGTGAAAGGATATGAGTATTCGAGCGATGGAACTTCTGTTCTTTATCCTCCCGAAAGAATACGACAATCAAGGAATGCAAGCTGGGCAGATGGTCCATCGGGTGAACTATATGGAACAGGAGCAATCGAATCACTTGCACGAGAAATCAATGCCGACATTAATGCCCAAAAGCTTGCAAGCAACGCATCGGCTCAAGGAAGACCCGATGTTCTATTAAGTCCAAAAGATGAAGCAGATATTTGGGGATTTGAGCGAAGACGTGAAATTCTTGATGCCTATCGGAACATGTCTTCTCGTGGTGGTGCGATGGTATTATCCGGTCAAGTTGATGTGACTGAATTGAAGTTGTCACCCCGTGACATGGAATTTTCCGAAAGTCGAAAGATGGCTCGTGAAAGCATTTCGGCTGTTCTTGGTGTTCCTTCAACGGTGCTTGGATTGCCAGATGCAAACTATGCAACAGCAAAACAATCAACGATGAACTATTGGTCCGTTCAAACAAAACGCGGTGCCAAAATGTCATTGCTGTTCACATCAATCGTGAAGCTATTCAATCCTGATTATCGTATCGAACATGACTATTCAGGTATTGAAGCCTTGCAATCTGTTCGTGATGCTCAATTGATGAGAATTGAAAAGCATATTTTGAACGGTCTATCTCCCGCAGATGCATATCGTTATGAAGGATTGGAAGATAGCCCATTGATAATTGAAAAACGT